TCTCTCGAATCTCCACTCATTTTGGTATTTGTTGCTTGTAATCCTCCGTAGGGTTGACTAATCCCTTCACTGGTCCCGATGTCTTCGGCCATGCCGATTTGAATTGTAGATATACTTCTTCTCTAACAACCTGTCGGATCCTCTCTATCTGAGCATCCTCTCGCTTCTTAGGACCACCAGTTTGTTGGTCAATGACATGATTGCCACCAACAAATGCACCAGTCCCTACGACTGCTGCTGCTGTTACACCTGATGTAATTTTTTGTACGTCCATTAGAGATAAGTCGCTACTAATACTACTCGTCTACCACTCTTAGGTGGTACCATGCAATGTAGTCCTTCAAAGACTACTATATCATCCTCCACTGGAGTGAAGTGATGTTTCTTCCCTCCCTCATCAAATACTATTGTATCACCACCTGTATTAGTTAGGTAGACCAACATATTTTTATGAGGAAACTCATGATCGTTATGTGGAACTGTAAGAATATTACTCTCTACAGGGTGCACTGCATTAGCATTAATACGGTACACAGCCTCCACTTTTAAGTTATTTAGAGAAAAGATCTGGTCAAGAAGTATCTCTGCAAGATCTATATGCTCTGAATTAACCTTAGAATACAGTCCATGACTGGGACTAGGACCATGTAAGAAGGAATGTGAATAGAATGCTAAGTCAGAGTAACCATTACCAGCAACGTATTTACTATACCCTGTTGCCATACTATTATATGACCATCCAAAGTTAGCACTCAGTACTAACTTCTTAAAGTCACTATACTCAGGAGTATCAGGTGTTTTTAACTTAGTAAACATCATCTAGGAAAGGGTATCAACCCAAGGTTTTCAGATACTTTAGTTGGATGAGTAAGTAGATCAAATCCTAGGGTTATTCTAGGAGTATCATAGTCCTCTAGCACTTCTACACGGTGGTATCTATTACCAGGACCAATATAAATGTTACCTACTTCATTATCTATCTCGTATCCTTCAAAGACTGTCTTAGTCTTATGAGGTCTAATAGATATGTATCCATGTATCGGCCAATGATGGTTGTGCCAACGTAGTACTTGATCAGGCATGTGATAGTTGACCCATGACTGCATCCATAGACGATCTAGATCGCCTGCGTAGTCATAAACAAACCCCCTCAACTCATTGAATAGGTCATAGTAGACCTGAGTTGGGGAGGTTAATCCGAATACGTTATATTTGTCGTATGACCAAGTAGAATCAATGCCACCCAAAGATGGAATGGCATTGTTTAAAATACTAATCATCACTCTCTGATTGTCTAGGACAACCTGAGATTTATATAACTTCCAGTCCATTTAGAATGGCTGTGAAGGTCCAGTAGGAGCAAAGTCAGGTACTGCTGCTTCAGGTGCAGTCTTCTCAGGTAATCCAGGTAGACCACCGCCACCTAGTTCACCAGTGATACCACCAAGAGCACCACCACCAATAGATCCTAGTGCTTTCTCAGTCACTGACTCTATGATGGCATCCTTTTGGACATAAAGAGTAACACCACCAATAATAACGGTAGCAGATACAACACCAGACGCAATAGCAATGATGTTAACAATTTTTTGCATGATTTCTATAGTTTAAAAGTTTCATCTTTCTTAGGATCCACAGCAATGATCTTTAATGGAGCTTGCTCAATCCTCAAAGTTTGTACAGGTCCACCACTACCTGCGGTAGGCGTACCATTACCATTACCATTTTGCATCTTCATGGTACCATCCCCCTTCTTAGAAGCGGTTTGAATCCCGAACGAAGCTAAAACCCCAGTGAAGACCGAAGCTATGAAGGTCGGATCGATTTTCTGTTGTACCATACCTGGTATTGTAACATAATTTAACGTGAGTATACCCCCACTCCAAACTAGTACACCAAGTCTCACAAAAGTAGAGAATATCGCAGCAGCGTCATCCTCATCTGGTAATACTTTGTCCTTTATTGTACCAAAGACTCCTTTCTTTGTCAAGTCTTCTTCTTTTTCCTTCGCCATACTAAGTCACCTCCTGCGGTTGCTTCTTTTTACCGATATTATATTTGGACTCTAATGTCCATTCACCTTTATCTTTAAAGGATAAAACTTTTATCTGGTTAAGAGGTGCTAGGTCTTCAATCTCACTGCCTATTTCTATCAACCCCCAATCTGAAAGGAGCTTGGCAATACGATTGCGACGTTGTACATCATTTGATGTAATGTTAGTAGGCTTACCATCTAGTGCAAACAGTTCTTTAAAGTGCACTATGTAATACTTACCACGTTTGTGTAGAATGTGACAAGACTGATAAAGCTTACGCTCCTTACGAGATGCTACACCTATACGAGTCAATGTCTCCCTCACTTTGAGAAAGTCATCTGGTTCCTTTAGGGTAACTTCTAGCATCATGTCTTGAGACCACGAGATCTCATCACTCATTGTCTGCCTCCAGTATCTAATTTAGATCTAATAACTTCAATTTGTTCTTGAGTTAGGATTCTCATCGCTTGCTGAGCTTTCTCAGTGTTATAACCATAGTATCTTTTCACTAAGGAGAGGTCACAGTCTTTAGACTTCTTATCCCAAGGAGAAAATCGCTTAGATTTCCTAACACTATGTATAAAGTATTGGTATTGAAGATCATTATCTAAATGTGAAGAAGCATTCATTTCATTGGCATGCATTACTGTGTCAATGAAGGAGGACAAACACTTGTTCACAACGAAAGCAGGGTATTTTTTCATTGCTCTCTCATCTTTAGAGAGATCTCCCTGCTTTAGATTGATACTGTTAAGGTAATCCTTTAGTGGATACTCATGCATACATTACCTCTAACGGTGTTGCGTTAATGTCATAGTTACATACTAGCAGTTCTTTCTTCTGCTTATTATCTGGTCTATGTTTCATACCATATGTAATTTGAAACTCTTCTTGATGGAAACCTTTATATGCTTTCTTTAGATCATCATCATTATTGTAAGTGACAAACCAATCATGCTTACATAAAGCACAATTCTCAATAAATTCTTCATGTTTAAAACTCTTATGTAACTCGGCATTGCTACCATATAAGTATGTCCCTATCTTATATGGTGGGTCAAGGAAAAGAAACACATTGTTACCATTTGAATGCATAACATCTGAGTAATCTAAGTTAGTGATCTTCCAGTTACCTATTAGATTGGAAATATTAACGAGGTTTCTGGCACCTTTAACTGTAAAATTTTGTCTACTAGCTGTCGCACTAAAGGAACTGTTCTCGGTAAGTCCACTATAACTGCACTTATTAAGAACCCAAAAAAGCACAGCTTGAGTATAAGGATCCTCTTTGTGTATTTTGTCTTTGGCATCTTTGAATAACTCTTTAGCCTTATCTTCTGTCGAATTATCTGTCTTAATACTTACAAGATCGTCTGATAATTTCTTGCCATCCTTCTGGAGATGCACCCAGAAATTATACAGGTAAACATATTTATCATTCACCCACACTGGTACGTCAGGATACATCTGTGTGAATAATAATGCTACAGATCCACCACCTAAGAATGGCTCACGAAACTCTCCTATATCACTAGGAAATCTAGGAATAAAATCTTTAGCAACCCTAGACTTACCGCCTGGATATCTCAATGGTGTTTTCAAATACTTCATAATACTTTAACTTCTAATTGTGGGTAGTTCCATGGACCGATATTAATCTCCCCTTCTGGGAATGCATTAAAACTCATAGACCATCGGTCATAATCTGCAAAGTGTCTGCCTGAGAAATGTCTCAACCATGCTGGAAAAATAATTAACTTATTAGGCTCTGCCTTTATAGTCTCATTAATACCCCACTCTGCTTCCATCTCTTTATGCATGTGTATGTCTAGTGTATCATATACTCTAGGCGTACAAGGATCGTCAAACGCTGTTGGAGATCCTTCTGTAAGATAGTATACAGCACTTACATATGACATAGGATGTCTATGTAACGGATGTCCGAAACCATCACCAGCAGGTGCACAGTTAAACCAACTCTGAGAGATGGTTAACTTCTCACAATGTAACTGATACTGATTCCAGTACTCCTCTAAGCAACAATTGAACCACTCATGTATTCTCTTAACCCATATA